CTTCTCAGACGCTGTTAAAGGACTGAACGTTTGGGGTCGTAAAGTGGTTCAACCAGATGCTGTATTTAACTTCAAAATTAAAGACGGTACTGGCTCTACTAGTGGTAGTGGCGACACATCAGCTTAAAAGAAGGTGATTAGATGAGTCTGCAAAACGTCAAAACCTTACTTGAGATAGACTCGAATGACCGTGATGACCTTTTAGGACTCATCATGGACTTAGTGAGGCAACAACTCCAGATGCGCTTAGGTGAGCCTGTCCCAGAGGAACTGGAGCATATCGTGACAGAAGTGACCGTGCGACGGTTCAATCGCTTAGGCAGTGAGGGTATGAAGTCCGAAAGTGTGGAAGGCCATTCCGTGACCTACATTCAAGAAGACTTGGCGCCTTATGAGTCTGACATCCAAGCCTATCTGAACAAGGACAGCGACACACGGCAAGGAGTGGTTCGCTTCTTATGAGGTTTAATGACAAAGTGGTATTCGTGCAAGAGGGTGAAGGAACGTACAACCCCAATACAGGCAATTATGACCTAGGAGAGCCTACGGAAATGGTTGAGTGGGCAAATGTATCGGACAGTGGTATGGAACGCTCCAGCATGCTTTACGGTGATATAAAAGAAGGAGCGTTAACCATTCGCTTGCGGTACGTTCCACCTGATGATTATGACTATATCAAATACAAAAATAAAAAATATGTGGTGGATTTGTTCCGACAATTTAAGGGCAAGTCCACTTTGTCAGTGAGTGAAAAACAATGAAAGCTAGCATGAACTTAAGTGGTGCTGATGAATTAGCTGATAAGTTAAAAGAGAAGGCGGAACTAAACGACGTTGCGGAAGCTGTGGCGAACAATGGTTCGGAAATGCAGAGGAAAGCTATTAATAGGGCACCTGTTGGCACAGGAAACTTGAAACGGAAAATAGAGTTAGATGTTGACCGTTCTGGGTTTACAGCGACCGTAACGCCTGAAACAGAATATGCTATGTACCCTGAATATGGCACAGGCGTATACGCAGAGAATAACAAAGGGCGCAAAACGCCTTGGACGTACTACAATGAAAAAGTAGGGCATTACGTAACGACAATAGGTATGATGCCTCAACCGTTCTTACGCCCAGCATTTCATGAACAAAAATATATTTTCTTACGAGATATAGCGAGATTATTAAGAGATTAGAGGTGGTAAACATCTCACCACAACAAGAAATATGGACAGCAATTAGAATGTTAAGCGTGAATTTGGGCTATACGACATACGACCACATTGACCCAAATGCTAACAAGTCCTTCCCTTATGTGTTTGTTGGCGAGCAATTCGAGCAACGAGCTGTAGACAATAAAGAAGTGATAGTGGGAACGACCCAAGTCACACTTCATTTTATTCACAATAGCCCTAAACAACGTGGAACATTAACAGAAATGATGAGTGAGGTTGAAAAAGCTCTGTGGCGAATGAAAGCCACGGAACATTTCAATCTCACTCTTTTAAATACTGATAAAAATGTACTAATGGATGACTTCCCCATTATGCATGGAACGTTAGAAGTCGAATATAAATACTATAGGAGGAATATTTAATGGCAACAGTAATTCAAGGTAAGGACATGCTAATTTTTGTTCGTCGCTATGCAGATAGAAACTCTCAGGACGGCACAAAAATTAAATTCCAAACAGAGCATTCCATCACACAGGAAAAAGAAAGTGAATCAATAGTCACAAAAGATGGGAACGTCACAACGGTTTCTGATGGCGAGAATAACGCAGATATCACATCGTTAGCTTATCGTGAAGATACGGACGTCATCGCTGGTTGGAAAGACATGCGCAGTATGTTCAAGAACAACGAACTAGTAGAATTATGGCAAGTAGATATGGAATCTGCTCAAAATGGGACAGATGTTGAAGTGGACTACTTCCAAGGGTTCTTTACTTCCTTTGAACTATCTGCAGCCGCTGATGCGACAGTTGAATTAACATACACATTCACGATAAACGGGAACGGCGTTGAAGGAACAGACACGTTGTCTCAAGAACAACTATCTGAAGCTCGCTCAGCGCAGTATGAATATCAACAAATTCAAGCTGCTGATGGTTCAACAAGTGGCGAGACTACGCAGTAATAACACGAATACAAGAGGGGCTTAACGCTCCTCTTTTTTTACTTACTTACAAAAAAAGGAGAATTTTATTCATGGACGTAAAAATTAACAATAAAGAATACACATTACATTTTGGTTGGGATTTTCTAGAGTTTATTAACGATGTGCGCGGTGCTGAAATCAAAGCAAACGGACAAGGCATTAACACCAAAACAGCCGGATTATCATTCTTAGAAGCTGGACTTGAATCCAACGACCCAACGGCTGTACGAGATGCTATTAAAGCTGGTTTATCCACAGAGAAATCAAAACCATCTAATGAAGATGTTGAAGACTTTGTTAAACAAAAATTAGTGAAAACACCCAAACAATACAAAGACTTTGTGGAAGAATTGCACGAAGAAATAAAAAAGGAACCGATGTTAAAAGCCATCATCAATCTGTAAAACAAGCAGAGGATTCTAAAAAAGACCCTCAGCCGAACATCACTTATCAAGACATGATAGCGATATGTATAGGACGTTTTGGACTGTCGTTACTTGAAGCAAAGCGAACGACACCAGCGGATTATCTAGTTTATCAAAAAGCTCACGATATATATACGGAAGAACAAATGTTCTTTATTTCCATGCAATCGTGGCAGAATCAAGCTGTCCAAAAAACGAAAGGCGAAGGCAGACATCAGAGATCTGCGTACAGGAGTTTTGCTGATTTTTATGACCACAACAAACAATTCCAAGACTTATTCACAGATAAAGAACAAGAGAACAGCAAGAAGAAATTAACAATGGCAGATAAAAACAGAATACTTCAACAACGACGAAAGGAGGTACATAATAATGGCGAACTTTGATATGGTTGCGCGACTATCCGCCCGAATTGGCGATTTTCAGAGGAAAATGAGCCGTGCAGCTGGGGCTGTTAATCGTTTAGAAAGCGAAACAGAAAAAATAGAAGACTTAGACCTTGATGTCGATACTTCAGGTCTTCATTCAAGTATTAAAGAGGCTCAAAGCGCTTTAGAAGGTTTAGAAGACGAAGAAGTGGAGATCGAACCAAGCACCGGAACATTTAACGCGAAAATAGCCGCGGTAAAAGCCAGCTTAAAAAGTATTCCCGAGTTTGAAACTGTCCACTTCATCGCTATCACGAATCAATTTAACAGAGCGATTCGAGGCATGCAGAATGATGTGCGGCTGTTTGGTACTGAAGCAAAAAACGTTATTATGGGCGTTGCTGGCACGATGTTACCCGCTCTTATTCCAGCAGCTGCAACAGCGGGGGCAGCCATAGGCGGTTTAGCCTCAGCGTTCACATCGGCTGGAGTTGGAGCAGTCGCTTTTGGTTCTGTGGCTGTTACTGCATTAGGCGACGTGTTCGAGGCGAATGATGAAATAGACAAGCTTCGGGAAAAGTTAGCAGAAACCACTGATTTAGAAGAACGGGCTAAATTAAACAAGCAAATCCAACAAGAAGTCAACAAATTATCCGAAGAACAACAAAAAGCACTGAAGTCGTTACAAAACTTTAGCGACTTTTGGGACGAATTTGCTGCGAAGTTTCAAGAGCCTGTATTAGATATATTTAATCGAAGTTTACAGCAGTTGCAAAAGCTATTAGAGGCTTTGCAACCGACATTTGAAGCGTCGGTAAAAGCTGTAGATAATCTTTCTCAGAGTTTAGGGAAAGCCCTTGACACAGAGCCTGTGCAACGATTTGTTGAGATGTTGAATAATAACGCCGGGCCTATGCTTGAATCTTTCGGAAAAATGGCCGGGAACATGTTCTTAGGGCTTATAAACTTATTAGTTGCCTTTGAACCAATTGGTCAAACCGTTGTAGATAAAATGCTTGAATTGTCTGAATCATTCGCTCAATGGTCATCTACGTTAGATGAAAATCAAGCGTTCCAATCATTCTTGGATTACGTAAGTGCAAACACTCCGGCGGTATTATCACTAATTAGTGGCTTGATCGACTTAATTATTAATGTCGTAACCGCATTAGCACCGTTAGGTTCAGCTGTATTAAATGTAGCAGATAGCTTTGTTCAATGGATTAATGAACTCATAGAAAGTAATGAGTGGATTGTTCAAGTAGCCGGTACTGCTGCAGTGTTAGCTTCAGCATTTATGGCTGTTGCTCCAATTATTATATTGGTTAGTAATGTTTTAGGCGGACTTGTTTCTATTATTGGTGTAGCTGTTGGCGTTATCAGTAAAGTTGTTGCAGGTATCACGACAATGGCAGCTGGTTTTGGCTTTCTAACCGGAGCTACCAGCACTGTTATCGGAGGAATCGCTGCCTTAGTTACATCGTTCTTAAGTATAGCTACTGTTGCCGGTGTCGTCGTTGTAGCGTTCGGTATTATGGGGGAAGCATTTGGCGAAGAAATTCAAAACATGGTCAATACTGCTATCGAAAAAGGACCACAAATCATTACAAATTTAGCTAATGGTATCATCAGCAAAATACCAAGCTTAATGGCGACAGGAACGCAAGTTATCGTTGGATTTGCTGCGGCAATCGTAGCGAATTTACCTACGATCATGCAAAAAGGGTTCCAAATTATCGCTACGCTGATTCAAGGACTAGCTTCAAATGCTAGTGCATTAATATCTGCTGGTCTATCTGTGGTTATCACATTTGTGACTTCGGTTATAGATTCTCTACCACAAGTCTTGATTGCTGGGCTTCAGCTACTTGTAGCTATTGTTCAGGGAATTATGGATAATTTACCGCAAATATTAGACGGCGCAGTAGCCATTGTTGTATCTCTAAAAGATTTTATCGTTCAAATGGCTCCCGCTTTACTAACCGCAGCTGGTGAGTTAATTGGAACAATCATTGGTGGAATTATCAAAAATCTACCTCAAATTTTAACAGCGGGAGTTCAAATTATTCTTACGCTAATTAAAGGACTCTTCGAATTAGACGGTGCTTTACAAGAGGCGGCAGATGGGCTTATGAGAAAACTTGGTCAAAGTATCAAAGACGCAATCCCAGGCTCGTTAGGTGAAGCATGGACTATGATTCAAGACGGTTTTGGAAATATGTGGAACAAGATCACTGGTCAAGGTGCTGAAAATTCAGAAGTTACCAAACAACAATTCCGTGATACAGGGTCAAGTGCTGTTAATAGTACAAACTCAATGAGTTCAGGCGTTCTTAGCAACTTTAACTTAACGGAATCAGGCGCTTTAAGTTCTACAGGAAGTTTAGCTTCTGGGGTTCAGAATAACTTTAGCCAAACAGAACTAGGTGCACTCAATTCATCAAGCAGCATAGCTGAATCAGTGAAATCAAACTTTGGTCAAGCTGAAAACAGTGCAACAGAAAGCACCGGGCAAATGCAGAGCTTAACAACAAGTAACGTCGAAAAAATGCAAGAACAGATTAACAACTCGACGGAAAGCATTGACACGAAAACGGTTCAGGATTTCATGAACGCTTCTCAAAAAGCGTCAAGCGAAACAAGTAGTATGAATGCTGAAACAACCGCTGATGTAAGCTCTATGGAAGAACAAATCAATCAAGCGATGGAAGGCTTAAACACAAGCACCGTCGATGAATTTACTGGCATGAACCAAGAGTCTACTAGCGAGACATCGAGTATGAACACTGAAGTCATTTCAAAAATGCAAGATATGACAACTCAAACGAACCAAGCTGTGATTAAGCTAACTAAAGATACGGTTACTGGCTTTCAGCAAATGCAAACTACGACAACGTCGATGACTCAACAGATGACTAGCACAATCATGAACCACATGAATCAACTATTAAGTAGTTGGGGAAGTTCAATGAACAATATGCGAAGTATAGCAAACTCTACAGCAAGCTCGATAACTTCGGTTTTTAGCAGTTTAGCCAGCCGAATGGTGTCATTAGGTTCACAAGCCGGGGCTGGATTTAGAAATGGTTTAGCCGGACAACGTGGTGGAATCATTGGTCAAGCACAAAGTATTGCTGGCGCAGTCACTTCTACAATTAGTAGCGCTCTGTCTATCCACTCCCCATCAAGAGTCTTAGAAGACATGGGGTCAGACACAGGGGAAGGCTACGCAAACGGTATAGAAGATTGGATAACGCAAGTTAAGGGCATTGCCACTGATTTAACGAACGCTGTATTAAGTGGTGGCAATGACTTAGCCATGAGCAATCCACAAATCAATGAAACAGTAGAACACCGATTAAGTGATAATTTACAGAGCAAACAACCCGCTTACGTCAATCTGAACTTAGGCGGACGGAATTATAGAGCCTTTG